GAATCACAGACGCCACCACACCCGACGACCTCGATCGATATTTCGAACAAACATGGAAACAGTTCTGTGGACAGAAAATCAATTTCGTGTTCGACGTTCGTCAGTGTCGACGACGAGTGTCTTTGCGAAGGTTGCTGGGTATGCGTTCGGTGCTCAACAAACACAGGGTGAACTGTCGGACACACGTCGATCACAGCAAGATCATCGTCTCTAGTCAGGCGACGAAGAACATCCTTCGCATGGGGTTGGCAATCATGCGGACGGAACGTCCGGTGAAGGTGATTAAAATGTGAGTACATGATATCATGCCCCTCAGAGTGGAGAACGCTCGCCGCCAACTGCGCGAGTTGATGAAGGAGAAAAAGATCGACGCACGACGTGCGTTCAAGAGACTGAGTCTCAAGTATCACCCAAACAAGGGTGGCTCGGTCGAGAACCAACAAACCTTACAAAAGGCGTTGAACACGATCGATCAGTCGAACAGCAGACCGCGCACGCGATCGCAGCCGAGACGCCAAGAACAACCCAGAAGATCCAGACCCACGTACCAACCTGGAAACTACGGTTGGGTCAAGGTTGATAGCGAATACGTCCGAGGACGAGACGGTCGCCTGCGACAAACCTGTCGCATCACCAACCGCGTCAAAAGTACGACTGGGAGACACCGAATCGTGTCGAGACGGTGTGAAGGACTCGAATGCTTCCTCGCGGCTTTGATGAACACGTACAGTCAGCACTTTAAGAAAAAGACGGACGATTACTACAAGCCCACGTCTTGCACCATGCAAAAGGTCCCTGGTGCGACCACGAAGACCGGGCGCAAGTGCGTCCCCGGTGGACGAACCAGTGAGCAGCAAATCGAGGCTCGACGCAAGTATGACAAGAAATTCATTCCGTGGTACCGAGCCGGTGCCAAGGGTCAGAACCCGGCGTACAAAAAGTAAATTGAAATTTCAATTTCGAGGGGTATATAAGCGACCTCGAAGACTGGAGGTCACCTCACAACACGACTCCAATGTCCGAAGCCCTCCGAATGTCCTACGACGCCACCTCCATCAAAAATCTTAGATGGCAGGTGATTCAAAAAAAGCGAAAACTGCTCACCAAGAAAGTCGACGCCCTCAATGAAAAGATGCACACCCGACGCAATTGCGACAAGACGGTGCATCTTTTGATGCAAGATTTGAAAGACGTGTGGGAAGAAGAGACCATGTTGGAACAAGAAGACATGACCAACGAAGAAATCAAAAGGAAAAACCTAGACCCAGATGACTCCGACCTCGAAGACTACCTCGAAGACGAGGTCGACTGGACGTTCGACGATTTCATCGATCATTTTTGTACATTTTACCCAAACGTCAAATGGGCGATGAAAGAGTTGCACTACAAAGACCTGAAACGTCAGTACTGGAACACCGAGTGGTATTAAAGTTTTAACACACTAGTTTTGTAACATGAGTAAGTCCGATATTTTGTTAACCAGCATCAACCAGTTCTATTCGAACCCGACGCATCGCGAAAAACTGCTCGGCATCCTCCAAAAGAAGAGTCACATCAGTCTTCGGAACATTGAATGGTTCATCACGAATTACTCGCGTAAAAATCACACCCATTACGAGGTCGACGGCACGCCGTTCGTCGTGCACTCGGCGTACAAGTCGTCCCTCGACGGGTTCAGTAAGGCGTTCTTCGACCCCTTCGCGCGGTCGAGTAAGATCTCGTACAAAGTGCCCGGCACGGAGGAGGAAATCAGCACGACGGTGGCACAGTTGAACTTTTTGAGATGGGTCATACGAACGAAATTATTGGATTACATGGAGGCGAATCGCTTGACCTTGTTCAAGAAATGATCCACCTTGTTTAGTTTTCTAGGCTTCACCGGACCGCAGGTCTTCGGAATCTCGTCGATGGACTGTTCTATGATTTCCTTCTTCTTCTGGCGAGTGCCCACTATCTCCATCTTCCCCCCCTCGAACAGGAACACCTCTATCGATGTATAGTACATGTGTAAACTGTACGTGTAATCAGAATTTTCCAACGTGCACTCAATCTTCGTTTTTGTCCCTTGTAATTTTTCGAAATCCAGATAGCCACTCGGTTGGGCGTTGCTCGGGTACGTCGCGAACGCGTACGTGTACAGGTTACGTATCGGTCGGGACAGGTATTTGTGTTTGGGCATGAGCCACTTGTAGAACAGGTGATTCGTGCTCGTCGAATTGGGAAGGGCGTTGCCTTGAATGTAAAATTTTGCGGTGTCCATCACGGGTGCAAAAAATGAGTAGACCTCGTCGTAGTTGAGGTTGGACGAAAAGTTGAACCGGTTGTGAATGTAATATTTCCCCTCGTCCGTCTCCCCCGTCTCCTTGACGACGTTCTCCTGTTCGAACGCGCTGTTGCGGAAGAACCAGTGCACGGCTTTCACCGGACCGTTCGGGACCAACTCGTTCTTGACGAACGGTTTCCCAACCTCGGTCTGCACCACCGGGTGTTTCTTCGCCACTGACGTCACGATGGTCTGACGTTCGCGCATGAAATACAATCGCTCTTCCGGTGTCAGTGTGATTTCTTCGGTGATGATGTTGAATTCTGACAGGGTCACGGTTCCCGTCGTGTCCGTGAAGAACGTCTGCGGGTACCACTCGAATTCGAACTCGATCTTCGATTTGTGTATGGCGCACGTTGGGAAGAACGGGCGGTTGGGTTCGATGACCGAATGTTCGTCCCCGGCGTACCGTCGACTGAAAAAGAAATTCAAGGGCACGATGACCTGGGTCGCGTACGCGTTGATCTCCGTGTTCAATTCGGAACTGTCGAACGCGAGCGATCGGTTGGTGAGAAATCGCGCGGCGACCTTCTCGGAAATCTCTTGGTACAGTTCGTCGTAGATGATTGCCCAATCACTGTGAAAAATTTCCACAATCTGTTCGTCCACGCGCATGGTGACCTTTCGGAACATGTGTCTTCCGATTTGATCGCAATACTTGCCGTTCGAAAGGGCTGGGAGTCTGAAACTCACCCACATGTTCGACAGGAGATCTCCCATGTTCTGTGGTTCATACCGGACGATCGTCGTCTCCCCGAACGGCCAACTCGGTTTGGCGGTGCCCGGCTTGTTGATATTTTTCGAGCGATGATACTTTCGAAATTGCGAGTGTTGTTTATTGGCGTAGTGGAACAGGGAGTCCTCGGGCTCACCGCTCAGCAGGAACGTGTCCTGTGCACCGATGGCTTTGAGAGCGATCTTCGCGGCTTCGCCACCACTCATTCCTAGTGTTACGTTACAAATTTTTAAGATCCGATTTCCACATGTCCACGGGTTCGGTGTTCTCGAGCACGTACAGATCCTTCTTCATCTGTTCGGACGACTTGATGAGGCTCACGACCGCTTCTTCCGTGCATTGGTTCAGGGTGATTTTCAAGAGATAGTCGTACGAGTCGTCCACGGTCGGGAACTTGTTGGACTCGAGATCCTGAATAAGCAGCGCCCTCTTCCGACCCAACACCTCGATCTCGCGTTTGAGCACCATTTTCATGAAGACTGATTTACACTCCAACATTCTCGACTCTCGGCGCATCGAGTTCACCAAGTGATCCTTTCGGGACTTGTACAATACCAAACGGGTCTTCATGAAATCGATGAGAATGTCCTCGGGTGTGGCGAACTTTTTGATTCCACTGTCTGGGTGGAACAGGTGCATGTTCGACACGGCGAAGGATTTGCGAAGACCAAAGTCGGCGTACGGATCCGACCCGGTGTATCCTTGGATGGTGAAATTGACGTCGTCCGTGGAACTGTTGTTGGTGTATCCAGTGATGATTTTGTCTTCGATCATCGCGTCGAGGGATTCTTTGAACTTTTGCGTCCACACACCCGGTGGGAGTTCCAACACCCGACCGTCCTTCCAGATGCCTTCGGTCATCCACGTGTGTTCGCCACTCTTGGTCACTCGACCCTTGAACCCTTTGAAGAACGGAACCAACTCCTGGATGGGCTGACGATCCAGTGCGCGCAGGATGTTATCGCGAATGTGTTTTGGGTCGAAGGATGGAACGTCACACGAGTACCCCGTGCCCACACCTCGAGCACCGTTGACCAACACCATCGGAAGGATGGGTGCGAAGAATTCCGGTTCGACGTTTTTACCGTCGTCGACCACGGGCGTGAGCACGTCGTCGTCCCGTCTGTCGAAAATCTTTCGGGTCATCGGACTCAGTCGGGTGTAGATGTATCTGGTCTGACTCGCATCCTTCCCACCCATGAGTCTCGACCCAAACTGACCAGACGGTACGAGAAGATTGACGTTGTTCGACCCGACGTAATCTTGTGCCATAGACACGATGGTCTCCGCCAACGATTGTTCACCGTGATGATACGCGGTGGCTTCCGAGACGTACGCCGCCAACTGTGCCACCTTCATGTCCGAGGACAGATTTCGAAGGAAACATGCGTGAAGGACCTTCCGCTGACTCGGTTTCAAACCGTCCATCAGGTTCGGGACGGACCGTTTCAAATCGGCGATGGAAAAGTTGACGAAATCCCGATGGATGAATTCACTGACGTCCACCTTTTGCATGTTGCCGTAGGGAAGGGGTGTGGGCGGCGTCGCCGTGTTGACTTGGATGAACACCTTCCTCTGATCCGTCAATTTCTTGTCGAACGCCAACGCCAAGGAGTCGGACGCGTCCCGGTCGAAATTGAATCGAATGGACAATCGATCAATCTCGCGAAAATATTCTTTCGCCTCACTGGTCGACGACGTCCCCAGACCTTTGTAGTGTTTGACGTTCCACTGACCAGTCTTCGTGCTGTCCCACTCCTGGTAGGTGAGTTCGTTGAAGAACGTCTTCACGTCCTTCCCCTTCCACGCTTTCTTGATGGGTGTCACCATACTCCACACGAATCCGAGTTGCAGCAAAGAAGGCCAGTAACACTCAATCATGTTGACCAACAGGGCTTTGATGTGGGACCCGTCGTGATCGGCGTCGGTGAGGATCAAAAGTCGTCCGTACCTCAGATCCCTCAGATCCGTGTACACCTTCCCCTGTTGCAGACCCAAAATTTTCTTGATGGACGTGAACTCTTCGTTCTTCTCGAGCGCGGACACGCTCGCGTCTCGAACGTTTCGAAATTTTCCACGGAGGGGGAACACCCCGTAGTGGTCTCGACCGGTCACCGACAGACCGGCGATGGCGAAACTCTTCGCGGAGTCACCTTCGGTGAGGATGAGACAGCACTTGTGCGAATCCTTCGTGCCCGCCCTGTTGGCGTCGTCCAGTTTGGGTATGCCCGAGATGCGACTCTTCTTCGCCGACCCGTCCGTCTTTTGAAGCGCCTTCAACTCCTTCAGTCGGGACAGTGCGGTCAACTCGTCGACGACGCCAGTCTTGAGGACGTTCTTGAAGAAGGTCTTCGTCGTCGGTTCGAATCGAGACCCAAAGTTCGTCACCTTGCTCGTGCATTCACTCTTCACCTGCGATGAGAAACTCGGATTTTCCAGCGTCGCCCGAACGAACACGTGGAGACAGTTCTTCACCTGATTGGGTTTGAGTTGGATCTTGGTCTTCATCTCCTCCAAGACACCTTGGGTGATGACGTTGACCACGTGATCGACGTGCGACCCACCGTTCGTGGTGCATATGCCGTTGACGAAACTCACCTGTTGGAATCCGTCCGCGCTCGGACCGACGGCGACCGACCACCTATCGGTCTCGACCACGCAGACTTTTTCCACCCCGTGCATCATCGCATATTTTTGCAGGTTGAGTCGTTCCAATTTTTCACCCTGCCACTTGACCTTGCAGTTGGCGCTCGTGCACACGGCGGCGTCCCAGCATCGCTTCTTGATGATCTTCACAAAGTCCCCGTCGAGTCCCTGCATATCGAAACGAGCCCAGTCGGGTATGAAGGTGACCGCCACGGACGATGTTTGACCACTAAAACTCCGAATGGTCGGTTTCATGCACGACCGCATGTTCTCGGTCCAGTGTTGGGGGTACGTCTTCTTGTTCAGTGCGTCCTTCACTTTGCTTGAAACCTGCCCCG